AATCTTGTTCATTGACGAAGCACATATGATGAGTGGTGCTGGTTCAGGCGGTAGTGGACAATCAAATGACATGGCTAATATGTTAAAGCCTGCATTAGGTAAAGGAACTATCAAAGTAGTTGCGTCAACTACATGGGAAGAATATCGTAAGCACTTTGAAAAAGATCGTGCATTAATGCGTAGATTCCAACGTGTAACAGTCGACGAACCTACAGCAGAAGTTACTATAGATATTTTACACGGACTTAAAAAGTATTATGAAGCACACCACGGTGTAACAATTACAGATAAAGCAATTGACGGTGCTGTTAAGTATTCAGAAAAATATATGGCAGATAAGAAACTGCCTGATAAAGCAATTGATATTATTGACCGTGCTGGTGCTAGGTTTAAAGTTAAAGATGAAGAAAACGGTATAGTAGATCATGATCAGGTTGTTTTTGAAGTAAGTAAAATGACAAACTTACCATTAGAGCAAATTGCATCAAAAGAAACTGAAACACTTAAAGATTTAGAAGGTGGAATGAAAACAAAAGTATATGGACAAGATGAAGCCATTGACGGACTACTTGATAAAATTTTTATTGCACAAGCAGGACTAAAATCACTTAATAAACCCGTTGGTTCATTCTTATTTGTTGGTCCTACTGGTTGTGGTAAAACAGAAACAGCAAAAGTACTTGCAAGTGAAATGGGTACTGAACTTGTACGTTTTGATATGAGTGAATTCCAAGAAAGACATTCAGTTGCTAAATTTATAGGTGCACCTCCAGGATATGTAGGATTTGAAGAAGACGCAGGTCAACTTATTACTAAACTACAAGAACATCCTAATTGTGTACTATTGTTAGACGAAATTGAAAAAGCACACAAAGATGTTTCAAATGTGTTGTTAGGATTAATGGACAATGGATTTGTTACAGGTTCAAATGGTAAAAAAGCAGATGCTCGTAATGCTATTGTTATTATGACATCTAACTTAGGTGCTAGAGAGATGGAGAAAAATGGTATTGGATTTGGTGACATGGATCGTTCAGGAGAACAAGACAGTGCAGTAACAGATTTCTTTGCACCAGAATTTAGAAACAGACTTGATGGTATTATTAAGTTTGATAAACTAGAAAGATCAACTATGATGCTAATTGTAGATAAGTTTATTAAAGAAGTTAACGATATGTTAGCAGACAAAGGTATACTTATTGAACTTACTGACACAGTTAAAGAGTTTTTAGTTAAAAAAGGATTCAACAAAAAAATGGGTGCGAGACCATTACAACGTGTTATTGATGACCAAATTAAAAAACCAATGAGTAAAGAAGTACTGTTTGGTAAGTTGGTTAACGGTGGACATGTTATTGTTGATTTAGAGGGTGAAAATATTACGTTAGATATAAAAGAATTTATGCCAACGTTAGGAAAGGATACCCAAGTTGAAGACCTCGCACACGACTAAACTTTTTTATAAAAAGTACAAGTACAAAGCAGTTGTAAAGACACCAAGAACTAGTTTTATTCGATATGCTAAACGTAGTGATATTGAATCACTGTTTAATGCAGAACGAATGGAACAATGGAAAGGCATGGGTGACTTAAACTATGCATACAGTTCTTTATCATTAGGTATAAACGATAACAGGCATAGATCGCATAAAGAAATATGGGAAAATAGATTTACCTTGTATAAGTTATATAATTGGATTCAGGAACATTATGTTCATGAAGAACATAAGATTCGTAATGAAGGTGATAAACTCGGGTTCTTTACAAACGATAAAGTAGTATGGGAAAACTTCTGTGGCACATTTAAAGATCATTTACACGAAATGGTTTGGCCTAAAAACAAAAAGCAAGAAGAATACTTTACTAATAACCCAAACAATATAATCTGTGAACGTTTACCATATGACAAATACAGGTTTAAAATACATCTAAGAGGAAAACTAGTACGCCAAGCAGGGTTTGAAGAATGGGTAGAAAACTATGCAGGCGAATTAAAAGCATCAAAAAAATTAATTGATAATTGCTACTATTCCGATGGAAGATTTTTGTACTCAACAGATTCACAGATGTTACTGTTGTTACAAATGTACTTAGGCGACACAGTTAGAAACACACAAGAATATATAACAGAGGCGGAACTAAATGAACAATAAAATAATCAAAGAACTAATCAAACGTAAAATAATCAAAAAAGGTACAACAATTAATGCTACTGTAAGGGCAAACGGTATTGGAGGTCAAGTAGTTGAAGTACCTAAAGATATCGATGTTACTATTGTTGATGAGAACGGTGTAGTAGCATGGGAACTCGACTATGCTGGTAGAGACCACAAATACAACGTTAAATTAACGGATATTAATGATGTTGAAGGTATGGAAATTACTAGGTTAGCAAAAGCCTATAAGATTAAAATTACATAAATAAGTGTATGCCAGCAAACAGTACAACATTACAATTTATCGATCAGGACGGAACAACAATTTCGGCTGTAGCACAAACACCTGAAGCAGATAGTACACAAACAGTTTTAACTTCGGATAAAGTTAAAGGTGACGGATACTATAAAGGTGGAGATGGTCTACATACTGTACATTACAGTATTACAGATTTTTCAGGAGAAGTCAAAATGCAGGCTTCGTTAGCCACTTCGCCTGCGGGATCTGACTGGTTTGATATTACAGGAACAACATACACAACAAGTTCAGATACCGATACTGACTTTGTTGCTAACTTTACAGGTAACTTTGTTTGGTTAAGAGCAATAGCAACATACACAAACGGACGTATCAATTCAATTAAGGTAAACTACTAATGAACGAACACTTTATAAGATTTATTTTTAATGAAGATCAAGGCGATGCTTTTTTAAAAGTATTTGCAGGAGCAATGGCTTCAACTGTAAACGAAAGTTTAAATGAAAGCACTCAAGGCGACATTATGTTTGAATCATACACTACAGAAGGTATGCATGTATACGAAGTTGCACTAAACAATGATATTGACGATGCTACAGCAGAAGAAATGGCTAACGTTGTTGCGAAAGCCATTCCAAAAGATTTTGATATTGAAGTAAGCGGTGGCGACGACTCTAGTCGCTAATTTTAAGATAATTTACTAAAGTTTCTTTACAGTCATACCATTTGCTTTGGCTATGATTTTTTACTTTAAAATCTAAGTTATATTCATTACCCTCAACTAACTTTTCCACTTTCCAATCAGTAGGATGTTTACTACTAAAATGTGTGATCAAATTACCGTCACTTATAAAAGTATAAACATGAAAGTCACGTGTTCTAATATAACGTGCTTCGTGTAACAATGCACGTACAGATACTTTGGCACCTTTAGTACCAATGTGTGTTGAATTACTTATTTCTTTAACAAATAACTCTCTTTGTATTTCTTGTTCGTAAAGTGAAGGCAACGGAGCAATGAACCCTAAGTCTTTGCGTGTAACTGTATCTTTTGTAATAATTTGGTATATACGGTCTGTAAAGTCATTTGAAGAATCCGATAACACTTTAAATATTAATCCTTGATAATGGTTATAAATGTCATTTGTCATATCTTGACAACTACCATCAATAAAGAAATCACCAGTATCATAAAAGTCTTTCATCATTTGTTTATTACTCTTTGCAGTAACTGACTCTAATGAACCGTTTTCTGTTTTGATATATTCCCAAGTATTTTCTTTTCTATACGACCCGATAATATTATGTGCTTGTACAGCCAGATTGATAGCATCTTTAATTGGAATTTCTTTTTGCATTTTGGATTTCCTTTTGCCTAACTATACTTATATTATAGTTGGTTTTACCACTCTTGTCAACCACTTTTATTTTGGTAAAATAAAAACTTGATTTTTACAACGATTTGTTGTATTATGTATATAGTATGTTTAATTTAATTAAGCACTTTTTTAATAATCTAAACAAGGAGATAGAAATGGCTAGAACAAAACAATTTGTTGTATACACTAGAGAATTTCAAAAAGGAAACGTAAACTCAAAAGTTGGCGTGTTCGTTGAAGAAGCAAACAAATACATGGTTAACGGATCAGTTAACGGTGGAGCAATTAAATTTGCAAATTTAAAAATGACTAGACCAACTGCTACAAAAAAATTAGTAGATGCTGGTTATGACTTTAATGTAAGAGTACTAGGTACTACATCATTACAAGGCGCAATGGCAATGAAAGATCAGTTAGTTAACTTGTTATCAAGTACTAACAAAACTGTAATCAATCAAGCGGCGTAAATTGGACAAACAGAGTGGCGTTTCGACGCCACTTTGGTTAAACAAAGTCTTTACAAACTTATTATTAGACTGTATTATATACAAGTGAATGTGAAAATAGTTTTCGCATAGACAACTAGGAGAAAATAATGTCAAACACAATTCAATCAAAAGTACTAACTGCCCTTTCAAACGGCAACGAACTTACAGCAAAACAAATTAAATCACGTTTTGGTGCAGGTAACCCGGCCGCAGTAATTCAGGCACTAAGGTTTTCAGGTTATTCAATCTACTTGAACACTCACACTGATACAAAAGGCAGAGTAACTAACAAGTATCGTTTAGGTACTGCAAGTCGTAAAGTAATTGCGGCTGGTTACAAAGCACTTGCTACAAAAGTAGCCTAAGTAACACATTGAAGAAAGACCCCTTCGGGGGTCTTTTTTTATACCTACATTTTCAACAACGGAGATATCGATGGCTCAATACAGAGAAGAACTACCAAAAACAATTTCAGTAACATGTACAGACAATGATCAAGTAGTTGAAGCAGATTTGTTTTCATATCAAGAAGATAAGCATATGGACGTAATCCTTAATACAGTGCGTGTACGCTTGGTTTGGAAAGGCAGATATTTTGTAGGTAATCAATTTGGCTATGAATTTACAGCAAAGCCACCACAGAAAGTTGTATTCAAACAGCACCGCTAAATGATCCATTCTGTAATAAATACTCACATAAGGAGAGTATAACTATGGATTTCAGAGAACTAATAAACAAACTTGATTCTTTTAATGTAGAAGCAAAGAAAGAACCAGAGAGGATGCAGTTTAGTGATGCAATTAATCACGTAAACGATATCACTTTTACGCCACCAACACCAGCACAAAACGAATACAGCATTGCTAACAATGTAGCATTTAAAGGCAAAGACCTAACTGATCCAAAAGTAAAACTTGCATTATTTCAAGATGAACTAAAACGCTCTCCAGGCAGATTGTTAGGTGAAATTGCACAACGCATTAAACCATCATCAGATGCACAAATTGAATTAAGTATGTTTGTTGGTGAACTCAGTGAAAAAGAAAAAGGCACGATGTCTAAAGAACAACAGACACTTGCTATCGCAGTTATCAAACAAGCAATACGCAGTATGGATATTGAAAGAGATGCTGATCAAAGCACGTACAAAGATAGTGACGAGCCTGATGCATCTGAAATGGAATCAACGAACGAAGCAGAAAAGCGTTGGAAACAAACTAGTATGTCTCCAGAAGAAGCAATTAAAAAATACGGCAAAGAACACGTGAAAGTTAAAAAAGGCGCATTGCGTAATGGTGATGACATGGTAGAAGTACATGTTGAATCAATGAGTGAAGCAGACTTTGACAGAAGTAGTGTAACCTATGATGAAGTATTACCATTTGTAAAGATGACTTACAAAGAGTTACTAACTGATCTTCAAACTGCAAGAAAAGATATAGAAACTTACAAAGCAGGTGGCGACACTGGAGAAGAAGGTGGCGACATAGATATGGTAATGCCATACCTTAGAGATTTAAAAGATATGCAAGTGAAAGTGAAAGCGATTCTTGATAATCCAGACATGGACATCGAAACTGTTGTTGACTATATGATGCCAGCAGATTTAGATACATCTCCAAGAGAAGATCTAATTGGAAGATTTAAAAAATCATTTGCTAAAGATCCACAACTTGCAAAAAAATTATTTAAAGATCCTCAATTAGATTTTTATTCAGAAGGCGTAGAAGCAACTGAAGATGCAGAATGGTTTAAAGGACTAACTGATGTATCATTTAATGGTGATGAGTTTTATGAAGCATTTGGTTGGATTGAAGAAAATGACGAAAATGTTGTAGAAGCAGAATACCAAGGACGTACTGTTAAACTAAACAAACCAATGCGTGGTGATGTTAAAAAGTTTAAAGTATACGTTAAGAATCCAAAAGGTAATGTAGTTAAAGTTAACTTTGGTGATCCGGATATGAGAATTAAAAAATCTAATCCAGCAAGACGTAGAAGTTTCCGTGCTAGACACAACTGTGACAATCCTGGTCCTAAGACTAAGGCACGTTACTGGTCATGTAGAAAATGGTAATTACACATGTTATTAAAAGAACTTTTTACAGCAGACAGCGATAATAGTACTCCACAATACGACTTAATAGATGATATTAGTTTCTTCATTGATAATGACGATTCAATCCATAAAGAATTCTTTTTACCTGCTATAGCAGATCTAAAAAGAAAAAATATTGTTGAAAAAGATTCAATTGAAGAAGTTGCACCATACTTTGAAGCAATGGTTACAGCAGGTTGTATGAAGTACAACGAAACTTATAATATATCTGGCAAGACTGAAGAAGTTTACACACAAGAGTTAATGTCTAGTATATGTCACAAACTAGCGGAAAAACACCTACCACACATTAAAGACGGCGCATACGATACCAAGGAGGCTTAAATGCTACTCAACGAACTGCTTGAAGCACAACCAAAGAAGACAGCAGTAGTTGCTTGGGGAAGAATGAATCCGCCAACTATAGGTCACCAAAAAGTTATAGATGTTGTTAATCAACATGCACAAAAGTTTATGGGTGATCCTATTTTGTTTTTAACTAAAACACAAAAACCAAAAACAGACCCATTATCATTTGCAGAAAAATTACATTTTGCTCAAGAAATGTTTAATGTACCCGTAGATAAAAATACTAGTATAAAAACTATTATTCAAATGTTTCAACATCTACAAGGTAAAGGTTATGATAATGTTATACTTGTTGCAGGAAGTGATAGAGTACAACAATATCAAGATTTAATTGACAAGTACAATAATAAGCCAGATACTAAAGGTGAAGTTCCGTTTACGTTTGCAAATGCAAAAGTAGTAAGCAGTGGAGAACGTGATCCTGATGCTGAAGGTGTACAAGGCATGAGTGCAAGTAAACTAAGACAGTTTGCCGCAGACGATGATTTTACTAGTTTTGTACAAGGTATTTCAGGAAATGAAACTCTTGCTAAACAAATGTTTGCTAGAGTAAGAAAAGGAATGGGTCTTGAAGTTAACGAAATTATGGGATTTGCAACTAGAACTCCAAAAAGAAATGTAGTTAAAAGACGGCCTCCAGAACCAGAAGAATTAAGTGTTGCAGATAAAATTAAAAAACGTAGAGCAATGGCCAATAAGGTAGGTGTAGATAAAGCATTCAAACATAACAGTTTACAGAAACAAGAAGCCGCAGGTGTTGGCATTGTTACAAAGCAAAACACAACTAAAGATGTTAAAAAAGGTACTCTTAAAAAAATGATGAAAGCGTACAAACTAATATGACATTAGATGAGTTAAAAAGATTAGCAGGTGTAGATGTTGTTAGAAATGATAATCATCAAACATTAGAAAACATGTCACATACTGCACAAGAACTAAAAGATAAAGAACGTAAGTTAGGTGTCAAACCCGGTGACAAAGAATGGTTTGAATTATGGTTTTCAAGACCTTATATGACTGGCGCAGGATTTAAAGGATTTAGAGGACGTAAATGAGATTATTTGAAATCAGTAGTAATTCAAAATCTGAAATCTATGTAGACATGGATGGTGTACTTGTTGACTTCTTTGGTGCCTGGGCAAAACTTATGGGTACAAAAGACTTTCGTGATATTAAAGATATCGATGCAGGTCTTCAAGCAATTAGAGATGCAGACAACTTTTGGTTAGATCTCGAACCTACTCCTAACGCAGGAAAACTTTTGGCTTTGATTCAAAAACATAAAGGCAGTTATACTATTTTAAGTTCGCCTTTGGCTGACGATCCTAGATCAGAACCACATAAACGTATGTGGGTGAAAAACAATCTTAAACAGTTTCCACCTAAATCAGTAATCATCACAGGAAACAAAGCCAAGTATGCACAGCAAAGTGATGGTACTCCTAACATACTAATAGATGATTTTGGGCAAAATATTGATAAATGGAACGCCGCCGGCGGACTTGGAGTCAAGCACAAAGATCATAAATTCGAAAGAAGTTTTAAAGCAATACTATTACACTTAGATAGTAATAATGTAAAAGAAAACTTTGCCGACGGTAAAAAAAAGGGTAAAAGTCGTCCAGGAAGAGTAAAGAAGTCAGGTGCTAGTTGTAACGGGTCAGTTACAAGTTTAAGAGCAAAGGCTAAAAAAGCAAGTGGTGAAAAGGCTAAAATGTATCACTGGTGTGCGAATATGAAATCAGGAAAGAAGAAATAATGTTAAGTAAACAATGTAGACTACACCTAGAAGAACAAGGTGAAACAGGATTACAGCATATGAGGAAAGCAATTAAAACAGCAGTAAAATTACAACTGCTAGTTCCTGCACTACTAGTACATAGTATTGCTCCAAGATGCTTTACTAATACAGCAACTGATGTTATGAAAAACATTCTTAAAGATAGGTAAATATCAATATGCGTTTAAAAGACTTAGTAGAAGCAGTAAAAAAATTAGAACCAAGTAAATCACGTGATCCTAATTGGCGTGATATGGAAGCACTACGTAAAAGCGGTGCATCTGGCTCTCATAAAGATAAAACTAAGACTATTCCACGTAAAGAAAAATACAAAAAAACACCTATGGAACAACAGTTTGAAAGTTTTGTATCTGAAAAGATTACTAAAGATACTGAAATGGGTGATGTTATTAAAGATTTCTACAAAAGCGATGCTCCGCAATTTAAAGGTAAGAGCAAAGCAAAACGTAGACAAATGGCTATTGCGGCCAAACTTAGTCAAGAATCTAGCGATATATTCAAAGGATTAGAACAAGTTGAAGAAACAGCAACAGCAGGAGCAACAGTTTCTGCTAGTATTGCATCAGTTGCAAGTCCGCATTTAGCAATAGGTGACGAAAAAACACGTAAAAAATACGGTTTAGTAGGCGGTTTACCTAATCCTCCTCGAGCAAAAAAGCAAAAGCCAACAGATAATGCTCTTAATATGAAAGACACATCTATCTTCGGCGGACCATTAAAACGATAAATATTCGTATAATACAAAACACATTATAGGAGCAATCGATGATTAATGAAGACAAGTACGATGAACCAGCATCAAAGTACGAAGATGAAATGCTTGCCAATCAGGTTGCATACATCAAATACGCAGTAGAAGAAATTCATGACCATGTACACAAGGGTGGAACATTCCCTGAGTGGTTTCAAAACAAATTCAGTGGTGTACACGAAAAAGTAAAAACACTTCATGCTTATATGGAAGGCGAGCGTATGCAAGCCAAAGAACGTGAACGTATGATGAGTATGAAAGACATGAAAGATGATTATTTTGAATCACTAGAACGTAAACTTAACGAGTCTAAAGGTATTTGCAAAGAATGTGGTAACCCAAGTTATACTACATTGCCTGAAGAAAAGCAAAAAGGTGTTGACGGTAAAGTATGCTGGAAAGGCTACAAGCGTATGGGCACCAAGAAAAAAGGCGGAAAGACTGTAGACAACTGTGTCAAAATGTAGGGAGTAATTATGGCAGATTTACAAAGCATTTTAAATAAATTTACTGAGTTAGGAATCGAAAATAAAGGACTTACTGTAGATGCTCCGCAACAAGGTCAAGCGTTACAAGAACAAAACAATAATCAAAGCACAGATGCTAACTCTCATGCACGTATGGTTGCAGAAAGTATTAAAGGAAAACATATTCCTGGTGTAAGTGATACTAGTGCAAGTGATATGGCCGCACTAGCAGGAGTAGGTAATACAACTCCAAATGTGCAGAAAAGTGTTGAAGTTGTTCAAACTTATCCGCAAAATACTGTAGACAATAAGTGGCATGAAGTAGACAGTAGACTTTCAAAAATTGAAAATACACTAGCAAAAGTGTTTGAAAGCCTTGAAGGTTTAAAACAAATGAGTAACGAAGAATATGAAGAAAAAAGAAAAGCGTTACAAGATATACAATTAAATCCTGAAACAAACAAAGATCCTAAACTTAAAAAAGAACTAATAAGACGTAGACTAGAATTAGAAAAAGATCATAAATCAGGTAAAATTACAACAGAACAATCTCTAACAAAAGGATTTGCAAGTTTTTTGAAAGAGTTTGAGTAATGAAAATATGTGAAGTAACAGATTACTTCTACGGATTAGATCCGGCACATATGTCATACAAGCATAAAATAGGCGATGTGTATGGCAAGAAAAATTTAAAAGTACCACATGCAAAACTGCATGTAAAAAAGAAACAAAAGAAACAAAAGAAATAAAGTATGGCATTCTTAGTACATAACTTACCTCCTGTTGAAGTTTATGTGAAAAAAGAATATCTATATGACCACCAAAAAGGGCATGGAGAAGTTACTCCTGGTATTTGGATTAGTATTAGAAGTATAATGGGCAAAGCATTATACGTAGAAACATTACTTACAGAATACGGTGCATTGTACGATAAACTACCTATTAGTGCGTTTGTATGGAAAGATGATTACTTACACAGTGACCAATTACCTTTAGACACACTACAAATATGGGATTGTTTTGATTATGATATTACATTAATTAAAAAGCCTATGTTAGCAGACTGTGAATTCTTTGGTAAAGATAAAAAGATGCACAAAGGCGAATATATGTTTACACTTGATACTTGTCATGCACAACACTCAACACTAAATGTAAATTTTAGTGAACACGATCCAGAACACAAAAGTTTTAACTTTATTAAACTAGATAACGGACAGTTTGCCGCACAACCTAATAATAGAGTTATTTTTACAGACCAAAGTTTAGTAATTGGAGATCGAAAGATGCCAGACTTTAAAGTTTGTACACAAAATTATACAGTAGAAAATAATCCTAAATGGTCAGTTGGACACACTGACGAATGGGCATATAAATCAAAAGATGAGGCAGAAAACATTGGCTAATGATAAAATTAAAATTAAAAGAACAATCGAATACACTGGACCTAACAAAAGAGATTACTTTTTAGCAGACTTATTTAAAAAAATACAACCAACAGTGGGTTGCGAAGTCGGCGTAAGAAACGGTAGAACAACATTTCATTTACTAGAAGCATTTCCAAAATTAAAAATGTATGCTATTGACTATAACATAAAGTTGTTCTATAAAGATAACATGATAATAAAGTATGGTCCTAGACTAAAAGCAATACAAGGACATAGTCATACAGTACACGAACAGATAGAAAACGGCAGTTTAGACTTCGTATTCATTGATGCTAGTCACGATTATGATAGCGTAAAAGGTGATATTGAATACTACACACCTAAATTAAAACCAAACGGTTGGTTATGTGGACATGATATGGATTTCCCAGGTGTAAACAAAGCAGTTAATGAACTGTTACCAGACGACCATCATATAGGTCCAAATAACGTTTGGTTTAAATGTTTAGACAAAACGGTGCCAATTCCGTTTAAATTACTTGACAACTAGCATAAATCTATATATAATATAACAAATTACTAAAAGGAGTCTCACATGAGTGACAAAGTATTTGGTGCTGAAGAGAAAGCAAAACTAATTCAGATCGTTAACGAAGGTGTAAATGTTTTGCAAGAAGTTACAGACCTACAAGAAGGTTTAAGAGATACTGTAAAAGCAGTAGCAGAAGAAATGGATGTTAAGCCAAGTCTAATTAACAAAGCAATTAAGATTGCACAAAAAGGTGAATGGCATAAAGCCGTTGATGAGTTTGAAGACCTAGAAACTATTATGGTTACTACTGGTCGCGACAAACTCTAATGCAAAAGGTAAAAGATTTTTGGATCAATAGTTACAAAAGTGATCAGGTTGCTTTTGGGTTTGAACTAATAAGTTTTATATTTACGGTAGTAGCAAGTTTGACTTTGGCATTTAATGCTGTAGATCCAAACATGCTAATTATATATCCGTTCTTCTTTGTAGGATCGGTTACACAATGCTACGCGGCTGTACGCAGAGGCGCGGCATGGGTCATGTTACTAACAGGATATTTTGCTGTTATTAACGTATTTGGATATGGAGTTGCCGCCATGTGGTGGTAAATGAAAGGTGATTAAAGTTGTGGGATATTTGGTGCAAGGCAATAGGAACAAAGGCATATGAAGATGACAATAAGGCTGACAGAGTGGCAATTATACGCACTGGGTGGGTGTTGCTACACATTTTTACTTGCATTGCTATTATCTTAAATGCAATAGCAAATCATGGTACAAAGTTATTTGGATTTTGATAAAAAAAGTCTTGACTTTGTAGTAGTAAGATACTATAATAGTAAATAGTGTTGAAGAAGGTTAGTTGGCCATAAGCAACATTACTGGTTTTTGCCAACCGAAAGTGGCATACAAAGGAGAAGATATTGAGTTATGTAGACGCACTCTGGGATCGTGATAAAGATATTATCAAAGTTGTAGAGAGAAACAAAAAAGGCGAAAGAGAGTTTCGCGAATTCCCCGCAAGATATGTGTTTTATTATGGCGACGGCAAAGGTAAACAAAAAAGTACTTTTGGTGATCCGGTAAGTCGTGTTGTTTGTAAAAGTTGGAAAGACTTTCTTAAGGAACAAAAGATTAATAAACATCGCGGACTATATGAAGCAGACATCAATCCTGTATACAGACTACTAGAAGAAAACTATTTAGGTCAAGATGCACCTAATCTAAACGTTGCATTTTTTGATATTGAGGTTGACTTTGATCCTGAACGTGGTTATAGTTCACCAGAAGATCCTTTTACTGCCATTACTGCAATTACAGTACATTTACAATGGCTTGATAGTCTTATTACACTAGCACTTCCTCCTAAAACACTTACTATGGAACAAGCAAAGGAAGAATGTAAAGACTTTCCTAATACATATTTGTTTGAAACAGAAGCAGAAATGCTTGATACGTTTTTAGATTTAATTAAAGACGCTGATATTTTATCAGGCTGGAACAGTGAAGGTTATGATATTCCTTATACTGTTAATAGAATTACAAGAGTTTTAAGTAAAGAAGACACAAGACGTTTTTGTTTATGGAACGCTTATCCTAAGAAAAGAGTATATGAAAAGTTTGGTAGAGAACAAGAAACATATGATCTTATAGGACGTCAACACTTAGATAGTCTTGAACTATATCGTAAGTACACATATGAAGAACGACACACTTATCGACTAGATGCTATTGGTGAACTAGAAGTAGGTGAAAAGAAAACTGAATATGAAGGTACATTAGATCAACTATATAACAATGACTTTAAAACATTTATTGAATATAACAGACAAGACGTTCTGTTGTTAGATAAACTTGATAAGAAATTACGCTTTATTGATCTAGCAAATGAACTTGCACACGCAAACACAGTGTTGCTACCAACGACAATGGGTGCTGTTGCAGTTACAGAACAAGCAATTATTAACGAAGCACACAGGCGTGGTTATGTTGTACCCAATAGAGTACATAGAGAGCCAGGTTCATCGCAGGCGGCTGGTGCATATGTTGCATATCCTAAGAAAGGATTGCATGATTGGATTGCATCAATGGATTTGAATTCACTATATCCTTCTGTTATTAGAAGTTTGAATATGGATCCAGCAACAGTTATAGGACAACTTAAACAAAACCATACAGAAGAATTCATAGGCGAACAAATGAACTTTAAAAAGAAGTCATTTGCAGGTGCTTGGGAAGGAAAGTTTGGTAGTCTTGAATATGATTATGTAATGGAACAACGCAAGGACGTTGAAATTACTATTGATTGGGAAGGTGGCGAAAGCGATACATTAAGTGCCGCAGAAGTTTACAAACTAATTTTTGATAGTAATCAACCATGGATGGTTAGTGCTAACGGTACATTGTTTACAACAGAGTTTGAAGGTATTATTCCTGGACTACTAAAACGTTGGTATGCTGAACGTAAAGAAATGCAGGCTAAAAAGATTGCGGCACAAGATGCAGGCAATAAAATTGAAACTGCTTTTTGGGATAAAAGACAACTTGTTAAAAAGATTAACCTAAATAGTTTATATGGAGCAATCCTAAACCCAGGGTGTAGATTCTTTGATCATAGAATTGGGCAATCAACTACACTTACAGGTCGTGCTATTGCAAAACATATGAGTGCAAAAGTAAATGAAATTATTACAGGCGAATATGATCACGTAGGTAAAAGTATTATATATGGTGATACAGACTCTGTGTACTTTAGTGCTTATACTAGTTTACGTGCAGAAATTGACAAAGGAGATATTCCTTGGAATAAAGAAAGTGTAATTCAACTGTATGATCAAATATGTGAAGAAGCAAATGTAACTTTTCCAAAGTTTATGGGAAATGCATTTCACTGTCCTAAAAGTAGAGGTGAAGTTATTGCCGCTGGTAGAGAAGTTGTTGGTGAAAAAGGATTGTTTATTACTAAAAAACGTTATGCAATTCTAATATATGACAATGAAGGATTTAGAACAGATACAGATGGTAAGCCTGGTAAAGTAAAAGCAATGGGTTTAGATCTTAAACGTTCTGATACTCCTGTGTTTATGCAAGACTTTTTAAGTGAAGTATTGTTAGCAGTACTAACAGATGGCACGGAAGTTGAAATACTTGATATGATCACAGATTTTAGAACTAAATTTAAAGCAAGGCCTGGTTGGGAGAAAGGTTCTCCTAAACGTGCAAACAACGTAACAGACTATCTTGCTAAACTTAAAAAATTAGGCAAAGTAAACATGCCTGGACACGTTCGTGCTTCTATTAATTGGAACACATTAAAAGATATGAACGGTGACAAATTTAGTATGCAGATTGTGGACGGTATGAAAGTTATTGTTTGCAAACTAAAACAAAATCCAATGGGATATACTTCGGTTGCATACCCAACGGACGAACTAAGACTACCAAAATGGTTCCAAGAACTACCTTTTGAAGATGATGAAATGGAAACTGCGATCATTGATAAAAAGTTAGATAATCTAATTGGAGTGCTAGATTGGGATATTAAATCAACCGAACAGAAGAATACATTCAATAATTTATTTGACTTTGAATGATTTTCTAAATATAATAGTATATAAGGAACGGAGAAAACTATGAAAGACATTTTACAAGACATTGTTGCACATACACATGCACTTGGCTTTCTTAACATTGTTAAGGTCAATGGTGATGATGCACAAACAGGTATTGATAGCATGGCAGAGGATCGCTCTGTGATCATGCAGGCAAATACTAAAAACGCCCAAGTAGAAATGAAGGGCACGTTTGGTATGCCAAACTTAAACAAACTAGACATTCATTTGAAGTGTCCAGAATATAAAGATGATGCAACTATTGATGTTGTACGTCAAGATAGAAACGGTGTACAGATTCCAACAGGTATACACTTTGAAAACAAAACAGGTGACTTTAAAAATGATTATCGTTTTATGAACGCAGAAATCATTAATGAAAAACTTAAGACTGTTAAGTTTAAAGGTGCGGCGTGGGACGTAGAAGTTTCGCCTAGTATGGCAAGTGTACAGAGATTTAAAATGCAGGCAACTGCAAACGCAGAAGAAACTGTGTTTACTGTGCTTACAGATGGTACAGATATCAAATTTAAATTTGGTGATGCTAGTACACACGCAGGTGAATTTATTTTTGCTACAGGTGTAACAGGTTCACTTAAAAATGAATGGGCATGGCCAGTACAACAAACCCTTGCTATTTTAAGTTTAGATGGCGACAAAGTAATGAAGTTCTCAGATCAAGGTGCTATGCAAATTCAAGTAGACAGTGGTTTGGCAACTTATGAATACATTTTGCCAGCACAATCTAAATAGGAGATATAATGAATACGGACTTAACAACAGAACAAAAAGACTACGCAACGTTTTTACCGGCGTTGAGTGGTTTCTATGCTACCTTTATAGGTAAGCAACGCAGAGAAGAATACGTTGATAAGAGTCGTATTCCGTATCCTAGTATGGAAAGTATGAATTGGTTAAACAAGAAAGAAGGACTGTTTAACTATCATTGGTCATTATATTCCGCAGGACATGCCGAACTAGATATTAATAAAGATGCACCTAAAGAAGATATGATACGAGATAGAGATCGTAACAATAGTTGGATGTTAGGTGACTCGGGTGGTTTCCAGATAGGTAAAGGTGTGTGGGAAGGCGATTGGAAAGATCCTAATTGTCCTAAAGCACAAAAGAAACGTGAGCAAGTACTTGCGTGGATGGACGCTTATATGGACTATGGAATGATACTTGATATTCCGGCGTGGGTAGCACGTTCACCAGCAGGTGCAAAAGCAACAGGTATTGACAACTATCAAGATGCCGTTAATGCTACACGTATTAACAACGACTACTTTATGAAACACAGAAGCGGTGCTTGTAAGTTCTTAAATGTATTACAAGGTGAAAATCATGCTGATGCAGAAGATTGGTATCAACAAATGAAAGATTACTGTGATCCTAAAAAGTATGAAAATCATTTTAATGGTTGGTCGATGGGTGGACAGAACATGTGTGATGTACATCTAGTATTAAAACGTTTAGTTGCATTACGCTTTGATGGATTACTTGAAAAAGGCAAACATGATGTTATGCACTTTTTGGGTACTAGTAAATTAGAGTGGGCAACACTACTGACAGATATTCAAAGAGCAGTTCGCAAGTATCACAATGAAAACTTTATGATTACATTTGATTGTGCTAGTCCGTTCTTAGCCACAGCAAATGGTCAAATTTATTGTGAACTCGAAACACAAGATCGAAGTAAATGGGTATATAGAATGGTACCAAGTATTGACGACAAAGGATTAGCAACTGACAATACTCCTTTTGCACAAGCATTTGTTAGAGAAGGTAAGCATGGTAGTTTTAAAGATTCGCCACTTACAAAAAACTTAAAAGCCAGAGATGTTTGCATTTATGCTCCTGGTGATCTAAATAAAATAGGTAAAGAAGGAAAGACATCATGGGATAGTTTTTCTTATGCGATCCAAATGGGTCATAATGTATGGAGTCATATCAATGCAGTACAAGAAGCAAACAGACAATACGACAATGGAATCATTCCAAACATGCTTGTCGAAGAGTCCTTTGACAGGTTATTTTTTAGAGATGTTGTGGAAGCAATATTTGCAACTTCAAACAGAGACGAAGCAAATCAAATAGTAGAAGAATTTTCAAGGTTTTGGATGTCTATTATTGGAACTAGAGGTGCTACTGGCAGGAAGACTGTTAATGCTAGTACACAATACACAAACTTATTCGAGGAGGTATAGTATGACTAACGTAGAAAAGATAGATAAGTTAAACAATAGACTGCAAAGCCTTATTGCAAAACATAAACTAGTACATGAAAAAGTCGAAGTTGCAGAGGCAGAAAAAGTACAAGAAAAGTTTTTAGTAGAAATGAAAAAACAAAAACTTTCTCTTAAAGACGAGATGTGGAAAATTAACTTAGAAATAACTTCATTGGAGGCACAAAGTGAAGCGTGATTATGATGATGGTGTTAAGGACGATGTTGTTTACTTCACAGGTTACGAAGTAGAAAAAACTCCAGCATTTGAAGAACACACGTTATTTGTAGTAGGGCCTAGACCATTACAAGAAGTATTAGAACAAGCAAAGAAAAATACAGTAGATCATATTTACTTAGGTGCTAATCAAAGTTTTAATATTGATGGCGGTACAAGTTATGCTTGGGACGAACTTGTAAAAGGGTTACTTAAAGAAAATTATATGGTTACACTAGACTATGATGTAAGATATCATGAATATGTTATTGAAGCAGGATATAACGAACATAATAAATTCATTAGTATGATTAGTGTTAAACTTCCTCATATCGATCATTTAAATTATAATGCTTGTATTAAGATTGATGATAAAGACTTTAAAGCATCTAACGCAGGTGTTTGGGTACATTATGCTAGAGATTTACAGCCAAGAGATAAGTTTACTGATTGGTCTAAATACGAAAACGATAATTCAGTAGAGTAACACAATGAAATTAATACACCCCTTTTCTCAGCCCAAGGACGAACATCCTAAAGTTAAAGAAATGAATGGACACTTCCTAGTAGGTGAAACTCAGCAATGGTATGACCTAAGTGGCGGAACAGGATGTAATATTTTTGGATTTACACAGCCTGAGATACAAGCCAAAGTAGCAGAAACAAGTTTTCAGTTTCCAAACGATGATTGGACAACTAAAAGTACTGTATGGTATGAACTAGAAGATACTCTTAAAAAAGTTTTACCTAACACATACACAGGGTTTATACCTGCACTTACAGGCAGTGATAGTGTAGACAATTCATTAAAAATTGCATGGAGATATTGGACTAAAAAAGAACAATCTCGCAGACGTACAGTACTTGTAAGAAAAGGAAGTTTTCATTCAGGTAGTATTACTGGTTGGCAAATGACAGATGATCAAGATTGGATTTTAGGAAATTGGCCACATATTGATTTTGTAGACTTCTTTGATGATAACTTTGATGCTATGTTTACAAAACACAAAGATACCCTTGCAGGTATTATGTTAGATACCGTAAATTGGTACAATGGTATTAGTGAAGTAAGTGACGAAGTATTAGAAAAAATACAAACTGCAAGAAAACAAACAGGTTGCTTGTTAATAGTAGATGAAATACTTACAGGCATGTGGCGTATGGGACATTTTTCACATAGTATACATAAAAACTTAAACCCCGATATGATCTGTTTTGGAAAAGCACTTACAGGTGGGTTTGGAACTTTGGCTATTACCGTATTACATAAAAACATTCACGATACAATAAGTGCATTTGATCCTAGCCTATGGGATAACTTTCCTATTGCAGTAGGTAATACAAGGGCACAATCAAATACAGGTGCTAGAGCAACAATAGAAACAATTAATAAATGTATTGAAGAAGATATTGGTACAAAAGTAATAAATGATGTTGTACCGTTTGTTGAACGTATTGCAAACATACTAAAACAAGTAGATACATTTGAAGTAACACACAGCAACAGTATTCTTTACTGTAACTTTGTGAACAATTATGACAATGATCAATGTAAAATATTATCAACATTTTTAAACAGTCATAAATTATGGAACTCAGAACACACAAGAATTTGGTTCTTGAGTTTCTACGACCTAAATAAACAAGAAGCAGACTATATTGAACATACATTTCAAAAGTTTGTAACCCTTGTTAATAATGGTAAAATATGGGACCAAAATAACTGGAAAAGTAATTGACAACTGTACAGAAAGAATGTATTATAAATGAATAATCAACGAGAACCTTACTACGATTATATGTTAAGAAGAACCAGAGAAGAAAACGAAAAGGTAATTATGGAAAACGCAAAAAGAATGATATGGGTAACCTTTACTAAAGAAGGTATTCACAAGTATCCTGCGGCACTGGACGATCCGGCACTTGCTACAGGTGATGAATATGATGTTAGTTTTTTGGGATATCCCCACAGACACATATTTCATTTTAAAGTAGGTATCACTGTTACACACAACGACAGAGATATAGAATTTATTCAATTTAAACGTTGGCTAGAAAAACTTTATCAGGAGAAAACACTTGAACTAGATTATAAGAGTTGTGAAATGATGAGTGATGATTTATATGAACAAATTATCGCAAAACACCCAGGTCGTGAAGTCCATATTGACGTAAGTGAAGATGGAGAAAACGGCGCACACATTGAGTACTATGCAAAGTAAAAAAGGAGATAACATTGTCTTACCTTGCAAAACGTCCAGAGATTGTAAAAATCTTTGATGATCTCGATTCCTTCCGCGACTTTTGTCGATTTGAAGGGTTTAAATTTAACGAAAAGTTCCTTTACAAAAGGGAAACAAGAGAGTGGAGGGCATACGAAGGTCGTAACAATCCACGGAAAGCAAAACAACGTGTTCACAAAAATCGTAACGCTAAGAACCGAGGACCAAAGCGATAGAGGTCCATACTTGACTGATAAATTTGGAAATTCAGTAGAAGGTGGTGCATTAAATGCAAATTATACGACCGTAGACGCAGTCGCCAAAGTGAGTAATACACTAGGCAATCATGGTTATGTTTACGGTCGTGATTTTATTTGGCAAGATCAAGGCTATACAGATAGTATGGATGATGCTATAATATTTGAATATAACGATTTAAGAATACTAACAATATTAGGATTAACAAATGGCTAGAATATGGTTAATAGATATAGAAAGTGTAGAAACACGCTACACTAAACAATGGAAAACTTTCTTTCCTGCATTACTACGTAAGAATAATCACGAAGTATTTGTTGTAGAAGGTCCAACAGATATTCCTAATGCAACAACTCCAGGTGCTTTTTTGAACTTTGGTGGTACTAATATTTACAAAGCAAATCAAATAGAACAAATTAGTAGAGCATTTACAACAGGTAAAGTACACGAAGGTGATCATATTATCTTTACAGATGCTTGGCATCCTGGTATCACTAATATTAAGTATATGAGTGAACTACTTGGCATTAAAGTTATAACACATGCACTTTGGCATGCTGGCTCATATGACCCACAAGACTTTTTAGGTAGACTTATTAATAATGCACCGTGGGTAAGACATGCAGAGAAAAGTTTCTTTCACAGTTATGATCATAATTACTTTGCAACAGACTTCCATGTAAAGTTGTTCTTTGATGAATTACTTTTAGATGGCAACAACGAACCTACAGACATGTATAACGAAGCATACAACAATAGATTCAATAACGGAAAGATTGTACGTTGCGGTTGGCCTATGGAATATGTACGCAAAGAATTAGAAGCATTTAAAGGTATGACGAAACGTAATTTAATTTTGTTTCCGCACAGAGTTGCTCCAGAAAAACAACCTGAGATATTTTTAGATTTAAAAGACACACTTACACAATATGAATTTGAAATTTGTATGGATAAAAACTATTCAAAACAAGAATACTACAACGCACTAGGAGAAGCAAAACTTGTCTTTAGTGCTAACCTACAAGAAACACTAGGTATTAGTTGGTACGAAGGTGCTTTGGTCGGCACCTTGCCTATGGTTCCAGATCGTTTAAGTTACACTGAAATGGACAATACAGGCAAGTTCTTATACCCAAGCGAATGGACAGAATCGTTTGTTTCGTATAAAGAACACAAAGACGAGATAGTTGCACGTATAATTAACTATATGGAAAATTATGACAACTACCTTGTTGACCTAAATAAACTTGCTACTCAATTAAATGACAATTATTTTAGTTGTAAAAACTTACTTGAGAAGTTACAATAAAAGAGGCAATCCACTGCCTAAACATCGGAGAAACAAATGAGTAAAAGTGAAGAAATAAAAACAAAATTAGAACAAGATGGTGTAAGATATTGGGCTAATGATAATATTGCTGATTACATTAAAGAAGGCGATAAGCAACAATTAATTGATGAGGCAGTTCCTGCTTTTGAAAATGTATTACAAAAATTATTAATTGATACTAAAACAGATCCTAACAGTCAGGATACTGCAAGACGTATGGCTAAGATGTACATTAATGAGATTATGGCAGGACGTTATGATCCAATGCCTAATCCAAGTGCATTTCCTAACTATATTGAAGGCGGTTATGAAGGTATGTTAGTAGTGCGAAGTGAACTTACAAGTTTATGTTCGCATCATCACCAGACAGTAAAAGGTGTAGCATACATTGGTATCATTGCAGGACCTAAACTATTAGGTTTAAGTAAGTACACTCGTATTGCACAATGGTGTGCTACAAGAGGTACACTACAAGAAGAACTGAATGTTATGATTGCAAATGCAATACAAGAACAAACAGGTAGTGAACACGTAGGTGTATATGTACAAGCAACACACGGTTGTTGTGAGAACAGGGGTATTAGAGCCCACAGTTCATTAACACAAACAACAGTATTACGTGGTGCGTTTAAAGATGATCCTGCAACTAAAAAAGAATTTATTGACAATGTTAAACTGCAACAACAATTTGCATGTTAGT